TGAGCCTGACAGAACTCATCACCTGGCGCGAAAAAGCGCTACAGCGAAGCGGAAACAGATATGAGTAACAGCGCAAAATTAGAGGAATTGCTCACGGCTGTTGATCAGGCGACGCGCCCGTTTAAATCGTTGCAGACAGAGAGCTTCTCTCTGTCCGACCACGTCAAAGCAACGGAGAAAGATCTGCGCGGCTTATATAACCAGCTTGCGCAGGTCGACGAGATCACGCGCGCGCAGAACACCATCGTCGCCGTCGATAAACGCATTGAAGCCTTGCGCCAGCGCCAGAGAAAGCTACTGGAGGTGGTTGAGACGCCCGGACAAGTCAGGCTGCTGGAATTTACCGCCCATCAGAAGCTTGAGCTCATGCAACGACGCGATACCTTACGTGAAAATATCGCGGCTAAGCAGCAGTCGCTGGCAACAGCCGGTATTACGACGGCCTCACCGTCATCCGCGAAGCAACAGCTGCAAAGCCGGATCGGTGAGACTTCCACCCAGTTGAGCGCCCAGCGGCAGGCGCTTGAACAAGAGCAGAAGCAGGAGCAGCGCCAGCAGCGCGCGGCAAAAATCCAGGCCGTACAGCAGCGCCTTCTCGGCGCAGGCGAAAAGGTCTCTGCCATTGGCGCGAGGGGTATGTCGATTGCCTCGACCGGCTTTGAACTGGGCAAAAAAATCATGCAGCCAGGCTTTGAGGCGTCGCTGAAAAATAGCCCGCTTGCGCCTGCCGCAACGTCCGGTAACGCACAGCCCGATGTGCAGAAGACACCCTCAGCTTCCGGAACCGCGGTCGCTACGCTGCAAAACAGTTCAGGAACAGCCGTTGCAACCCTGCAAAACAGTGTCAGTACCCCTGGAACTGCGGTCGCTGCATTGCAGAATAGCGCTGCCGGTCCCGCTGCGGCGATGCAGAACAGTGTCGGTAACCTCGGCACGGATCTCGAAGCGCTGCAGGCGGCTTACCAGTCGTTGAGCGTGGATATCTTCAGTACCCAGGAGTCATCTCTGCGCTCGCTGGTGCAGACCGCGACCCGCTATGTTGGCAAGCTGCAAGAGTGGGTGCAAAACAACCAGGGACTGGTGCAGAGTTTTGGGCTTATCGCCACGGTCGTGGTGGGTATTGCGGGTGCCGTCGGCACCGCGGCGGGCGTTATCGCGCCGGTATTCACCGGTATCAGCACGCTTATCACTCTCGCAACCACATTCGGCAGCGTCTTTACCACCGTTTGCGGCGGGATAGCGGCAGTGCTTGGCTCACTCACGCTACCGATTGTCGCCATTATTGCCGGCGTCGCCGCCGCTGCGCTGCTGATCTATAAGTACTGGGAGCCAATTAGCGCCTTCTTTGGCGGCGTTATTGAAGGCATCAAAACGGCGTTTGCTCCTATTGCCGAGTTGTTTGCGCCGTTCCAGCCACTTTTCGACGGCATAGGTAAAGTCATCAGTGACATTGCAGGGTGGTTCAACAATCTACTCACCCCAGTGAAATCCAGCCAACAAACCCTGGAGAGGTTCGGTAACGCCGGCAAGATATTCGGGCAACTGCTGGTTGAAGCGTTAACGTTGCCTTTCAAACCGCTAAAACTGCTGATTGAGGGAGTGACGTGGTTGCTGGATAAGCTGGGCGTTATTAACAAACAATCAGCAGATGCCAGCCCCGATAAGCAGCCGCAACCTACTGCTGGCGGTGCAGCGTTTGGCATAGTGCAACCTCCCCGCTTAGAGAACTATCAGGCGGCTCGCCCCGCGGCAGGGGGTTCCTATGTCGATCAAAGTAAAAGCGAATACAACATCACCTTGCAGGGAGATATGTCGCCCGGCGGCGATGGCGTGCGCCAGTTTAAAGATCTACTGGCACAGCATGAGCAGGACAAACGCAATAACGCCCTTGCACAATTTAGCGCGACAGGAGGATATGCCTAATGATGCTGGCTCTGGGACTCTTTGTATTTATGCGGCAGACCCTGCCCTATCAAACCATGATACGCGGTAGCAACTTCAGCTGGGCCAGCAATGCGCGCGTCGGTAAACGCGACGCCTATCAATTTGCTGGCCCCGGAAGCGACACGATTGATATCAGCGGCGAACTCTTCCCGGAACTCACCGGCGGCATGCTGTCGCTTTCGGCGGTGCGTCTGATGGCGGAACAGGGCAAAGCCTGGCCGCTGATTGAGGGTACGGGCATGATTTACGGGATGTATGTAATTAATAGCGTCAGCGAGACTGGCACTCTCTTTTACCCGGATGGTTCGCCGCGCAAAATCAGCTTCACACTAAAACTGACCCGTGTCGATGAGTCGCTGAAAGCGATGTTTGGCGACATTTATGACCAGGGTAAGCAGTGGGCGACCAACGTACTGGAGCGTGTCTAATGCTTAATGCGTTTACGAACGGGCTGGCGCGGGTAAAAACGCCCGAATTTACGCTAAAACTCGGAAAAAAGGATATCACCGGCAATATTCAGTCCCGGCTAATAGCTTTAACAGTCACCGATAACCGGGGATTCGAAGCAGATACGCTTACGCTGACGCTGGATGATGCTGATGGGCAAATCCAGATGCCGGAGCGGAACAATATCATCACGCTGGCTATTGGTTGGCGGGGCATGGCGCTGACGGAGATGGGCACTTTTATCGTCGATAATGTTTATCATTCAGGTGCGCCGGATCGCGTTAAAGTGACCGCTAATAGCGCGGATTTTCGCGGCAGCCTGAACAGCCAACGGGATGGCTCCTGGCATGATACAACGCTTGGCGCCATTGTTGAGGAGATTGCCACTCGCAATAAACTGCAAACCAGCCTACCCGCGGCGCTGTCGCAGATTAAGATTGCACATATCGATCAGTCGAATGAGTCCGACGCTAATTTTCTGACGCGCCTGGCAAGGCGTAATGGTGCCGAGATCGCCGTAAAACTAGGTAAACTGTTTTTCATCGTTCCTGGTATGTGCATGGTGGGTGGCGAAACGCTGCCCTCCGTCACCATTGCGCGTAGTGATGGTGACAAGCATGAATTCTCTATTGCCGATCGCATTAACTACACTGGCGTCACGGCGTTCTGGCAAGATACCGCCACGCCAAAAAATCTGAACAAGATCCAGCTGCAAAGAAAATCTTCGCAGGAGAAGGTCGCGCCCCTTTCCCATCCTCAGGCAGCGAGCAATACCGCAGCCGCAAATGAAAAAAAAGTGTCGACAGGCTACACGGCCGGTGCAGACAAAAATGTTCTTACCCTTTCAACTACTTTCGCAAACAAAGAGGAAGCGATGCGGGCGGCTGAGGCTCAGTGGAGCGCTATTCAGCGCAATGGTGCAAAGTTTTCTTTTACGCTTGCACAGGGAAGAGCCGACCTGCGGCCCGAAATGCCCGTAATGGTGACAGGATTTAAAAAAGTGATTAACGACACGCGGTGGGTTATCAAAAAAGTGACTCACACCATGGACACAAAGGGTTTTATCAGCAGCGTGGAGCTGGAGGTTGGCATCAATGATGTTGAGTATGAGGCAAAATAAAAATCACAAATGCATTATTTAATTTGTATTTGCAAGATTGAAGGCTATCATAGCTAGCATAAACACGAAGGAGACCCCACTATGATGCATTGTCCGGTATGCCAGAAGGCGGCGCATGCGCGCTCAAGCCGCTACCTCAGTACCGAAACCAAAGAGCGTTATCACCAGTGCCAGAACGTTGAGTGCGGATGTACATTTGTCACCCACGAATCGCTGGCGCGCTATATTGTCCGGCCTGCAGCAGCGCCTACCGCTTCGCCAGCGAGCCTGCGCTGACGTGCGCTTTTCATTTAAGCCTGCATCAGCAGGCTTTTTTTATGCCTGTAGATCACCTGTCTTTCTGTCGCCATTCTGCCGCTACCCGTAATAAGAAAGGGGTTAGCATTACGCTAACCAATTGTTCAATAAAACTCTTTTAATGTAGCGCGTGCGGCGCCTTAGTTAAGATGCTTTCAAGAAAGACGATGAAAGCGGTGAGTTGATGAAAGAGACGGCTCCCGCTGTTTCTGCCTGGGCCGCTCGCTGGCACATCCGTCAGTTTCAGTTATCGGTGACTCTATACCGTGAATTGCGTCGTCTGGCTGATCCCGAGACCGGAATTTGCAGCGGTACATGATGCCGCTGACGCAGGTGACTGGGCAGGTTATGTTAATGCCAGGGCAGCGCCTTTGGGCGTCGTGCCGATTTGCAGGTGCGCACGCTTTACGAGCCGCGCGCTGAGTTTAACCAGAACGGTGAGGAGACTCTCTGCATTCATGGCATCCACGACGCAACGGTCGGCGCTGCCTCCCCTGTTCTGACCCGCCTCACGCAGTGGAAAATTGTTCCGAAGCGTGCCGTTGATTTGGCCATTGACCTTAAGGGCGCGACCGCGCCCTCTCGGAGTTCTGTCAATAACTGTACGGGAAGTGAAAGCGATCCACCGGCACTGGACTTATCTAAACCCCTAAACCGTTATGCGCGACGCCAGCTAACGAACCGCTTACGGGGCAAAGAAACCACTGTTCATCGCCACTTTACACTCGGGACGGCAGAGCAGGACGTAGCAATAGCCAGAACTATTGACGAAATTCACCTTTTAACCGGGATCACTTTAAATCGGGGCGAAGCGCTGCACCTTATAGCGCACGGTAAAAGCCGCATCGGTGGAAAGTGGTATCGTGGGTCTGTTAATGGGGACATATTCCCAGCATCACCTTCGCACCACGAACGTTCAAAAAAGATTTTAGGACGCGTCAAATCATTGGCTCGCAACAGTCTCAAAGTTCAATAACATGCTATTTCAAGCACCTATTAAAATGTTGCAGTGTTAATTTTTCTTCACAATTTTAGAGATTACATGCTCTCTGAGTATGCATACAGCAAAGGATTTTGTGGGGGTTTAATGTTTAGTGAGCAAAGCAGCCGGGCAGAGCTGAAATGGTCTTTTGTACAATTCGTTGCTGATGTGGCAATAAATGCAGATTGCCGCCCGGCAGGCTTAAAACTTGCGCTTGCTCTTATTGCTGAATTAGCGAACAACGAACACAGCAAACGAGAAGAAGATATTTTTTATAATGCTGAATAACTTATGTTTGGACGATGCTGAAAATACCTAAAAGGTAAGCTGAGATTATTAACGCTGCAATGGGATAACTTGTTTATCGTGTTACACGGGTTGGGCAACGAGCATAGCGAGGCGACAGGAGAAAAATATGGGCGTTAAAGATAGCAATTATCAGATAGTTAAACGTGGCGAAGACCTGCCAAGGTTGTAGATGGCGACTGCGTCTTTTTTCAGCGTCTGAAAGAATATGGCGGCGGTTTTTGGGGCGGTCGAACTTATATAGATGCGTTTATTTTCGGTATAGAAAGGCCGGTTTCGCTTATTGAGGGCATGCAATTTATGATTGCAGTCAATTCAGCACAGTCGAGGTATATGGAGTTTTTAACAACGGAGGAAGATCCAAATTCATCATTATTCTAATGCTTATAAAAAAAACAGATCAAAGTGATAGATCTTTATAACGGGCTATCAATACCATTTGTTATATTTGAGATGTAAATAAGAAACGACTAAGAACCATATAAAAGCAAGAATACCAAAATAGCCGGGGATGAACTTAATAAATAAAAAGGCACCTGCAGCATAAGGGCGATGGGAACTAAGTGAGAGTGAGCACCCCATAAAAACAAACAAACTTTTCATTTTTTTAACATCTCGTATAAGGCGTCACCGATAACCTCTTCATTATTTCCACCGGATTGAAACTCGTAAATTACTTTCGACATTTGAGGTTCGATAAGGAAATACAGCATCTCAAGCTTTACTTGATAAAGTGCTTGATAATATCCCGCATCCTGAAATTTAACTTTCCTTACTGCCTGTGCCGCTACCTCAGCCTTGGAATAAAATGCCGTTAGTTGAACAAACCACGTGGGCATTCGATTCACGTTTCGAATAAATGACTTTTGAAAATCACCACTGCTTATGATAAATTTGGCGATAGTTAACGAAATAGCGAGCTTGCTTGAGCGGTCAACTGCATCATATGCTTTCTCTCCAATTTTCTCCCTTAAGTAAGAAACAAGCGTATTACTTTATTTTCTCCGAGGTGCTTGAAAGCTTTGCGAAAGTAAAGTTCGACCATATCAAGCACGACATCATTTCTTTTGTATATTTCTGGCAAGGACAAAAACAAGCGCTTATTTTCGCTCCATTGCTCATGGCATGTACTTCTGGAGTATTCGTTAGTCACGAAGCATGGGCCATAATTAATAAGCCGTTGACTACCAAGCTTCACTTTTTCAATGGTTTTCATTTGGCCTTCATGGATCTCTCTTAAAGCTTTGGTTACAGCTATAGCCATATTTCTATCTGTTTCTGATTTCCACTTAAGATAGTTTTGTGCCATTTCCATGTGCCTTGTTGTAACATTGTTGGCTAATGATTGAGCATGGTCGCTCGCAGGGGCAAGGTTGAAGATGAAAAAAAGTCTAAAAACACTCATTTATGTCGCAGCTGCAATTATTGCTTTTCTAATAATTCCAGAGATTATACTAAGGAAGGTTCCTAATGACCTTCTTGCCAGACTTAGCGATTTTACGAGCCTGGGTGGTTTGTTCAGTCCCTTCCTCTCGTCAATTGTATTTTTTGCGGTTTCATCGATATTATTCGGTATGTTGGTTGTGTATGTAGTGGGTAAAATTTATCGTGCTATAACACGTGAGAAGCATTAATAATCGCGCGTTAAAAATACGACATATCCCCTCTTCAGTGTGCTGCATGCATTACTGCATCGTTTTGCATGCGTCACGTAATTTTCGAGATGCTGAGCTGTGCCAGGATCTGTTGACCCGATGCAACTTCATTAAAATCGACACGCGAAGCGGGCAGGCGAGGAAAGCATTGCGCGCCAGGTACTAAAACGCCAGCATTATTTAAATCAGATTTTGCTTTAAGCGCCTCTTTTCCGGTAGGTTCTCCACCGTTCAGTATTAAACTAGTGACTTCAATCATTTTAGCGTGAGATATTACAGGGAAGAAGAGACCTTTATTTCCTGCTCTTAGTCCGGAGATTTTCTCAAGATTCCCTAACTCAGTTGTCGCATCATTATCAGACATATCTGCGGGAAAAATGCCCCCCTCTCCATCAATTTTTATAATTTTTAGTGCAAGCAACCATGATTTTAAAATGGTGGAGTATAATCCCCATGTATTCTCCGATGCCTCAATAAAAGGATATAATTCAGAAAAATATGTAGGTATGTCGTTCTCGAAAACTTTTTCTTCAGAAAGAATTTTTAAGTAAAATTTCAACGAATTGATTATCTAATATTTTTCGGCGTAAGTAACCAGCGAGAGTTCCTTGTCTCAAGAGTTTTTCTTATTAGCATGCTAACAAACATCAACAAATTTGTCCGACCTATAAATAACACACGCAAGTCAGTACTCAACAGAAAGCGTGTTAAAGACTTATTCACAACGTCATGCATTTGTATTGGAAGGATGTATTAATAAACACCCTCAATATTAGCTAATGAGACGCTGAGTTATTGTGGTGCAAGATCATTTAGCTCAAAACTACCTGACCAGAGTCTTTTTGTTGCAACTTTATCTTCTGGTAACGCAGTAATGACAGTAACAGTGTATTCCTTGTCACGCTTGAAATGATAGTTAACAGGAATGCATTGTCCCGCATGTATGGTGTATGATGGACTGTCAAAATTATCTTGTTTCCATACTTCCTGCATTTGCCCCTTTTCGTCACGGGCTGACAGTGACATTACAAGCAATTTTGCATCCCCGCTTTGGATGGTAGGATCACCACTTACTGAAATGCACGGATGGTTTTTTTTCAGTGTGATATCAGCGACCCGAAACGCATTATGCTCCATGCCACAGGCAGCGAGGAAAGGCGTAATGAGCAAAAGGGTTTTACATTTCATTAGAACAGACTCCTTGTGTCTCGTGGGGAGGCAAGAAGATATTGCACTGTATGTTGATATTTTTTTAATAAATCTGGCCCATGTATTCCGTCAAAACTATTTATTTCTTTCCATGAATTATAACCTTCCGTTGCGAGCGTATAGTAATCGGCAACAATATTTGCCTGCTGCTCCATTCGATAATCAGCGAGGGTTTTTTCTCTGGGAAGTGAATAGCGATAGTTCACATATTTACTTATGAGTCCCCGTGTCCTCACACTCATACCCATGTTATGTTGCCAGATATGCACAAACTCATGCATAAACCAGTTCTTATTTAATGAAGTGTCAGAAGAAAAATCTTCTTTGAAAATAGGTTCAGGCCAGTACATATTGCCATTAGGTGTAACGGCCGTTCCCTCATCCTGAAGGTTGAAAGGAAAGTAGCTGCCTTTATATACCCTGACATGAGGATAATTGACAGTATTACCAAAGATAGCACGCGCCATCCTTACCTCGCCCGCTGTAAGTGGACGCCAGTCGCCATTTGCTGTTGCCATTTAAATCCCCTTTTAATTTCCTGTGAAGCTCCGACTGCATCGTTTTTTCTACTCCCTGTGGTCTGATCTGTCAACAAACCGGGTTTGATTGTTGTGACAGGCATCTGAACGCAAAATTCCCTCCATGAACATTTTATCTAACCTTAGTGAACTTGCCCGCGCACTCCGCAACATGGTACTCACCGGCATTGTGGTCGAAACCGATCTCAGTACCGGGCGTTGCCCTTTCAGAGCATGCAGCGGGACGCGGAGTATCGCTGGCCGTCAAACAGCCGCATTGGCAAGCGTGACGCCTTTCACTTTCTCGGCTTCGGGGAGGAGAAAATCACCCTCAGCGGTGAGCTTAACCCGGAGCTCACCGGCGGCAAACTGACCCTGACGGCGTTCAGGCTGATGGCTGAAGAGGGGCGGGCGTGGCCTCTCCTGTCGGGGAACGGAATGATTTACGGGATGTACGTTGTCAACAGCGTCAGCGAGACCGGCGCGGAGTTTTTCACGGACGGCTCACCCCGACAAATCACGTTTAATCTGGCGCTCACGCGTGTTGATGAGTCGCTCGCGGCCATCTATGGCGACCTGAATAAACAGGCCGGTGAACTAGCCGGCAAGGCGCTCATCTCAAGCGGGAAGACCATTCCGCAGGTCACCATCGCCCGCAGTGATGGCGACCGGTATCAGTTTTCTATCGCTGACCGGGCGCCTATAGGGGCGTAACGGCGCAGTTGCTGCACACCAGCCGACAAAATGAAGGTGAAGCGCAAGCCAAAGGCGCGGCAGGCGGGCACCCCGAAGCATCCGAACGCAAAAAAGAAGGAATAGAAGGAGCCAAAAGCACGCCAGGGCGAATATATGGCCGGGGAAGCGGATAATGTCTTTGCCCTGACGACCGTTTTCTCAATAAAAGCGCAGGGGATGCGCGCGGCTCAGGCGAAGTGGAACAAGCTGCAGCGCGGCGTGGTGGAGTTTTCCATCACGCTGGCGCTTGTCCGTGCCGATCTTTATCCCGAGACACCCGTTGCGGTATCAGGATTTAAAAGCATCATTGACGATCAGGCGTGGATAATTACTAAAGTGACTCATGCGCTTAACAACAGTGGTTACACCACCTCGTTAGAACTGGAGGTTAAGCTTGCAGAGATAGATTATGAGGCAACAAAAGATTAATAAAGCGAACACCAACAAGTCAAAAACTAATTCCTTAATTTTAATCTTGCAAATGTGAAATTGAGGTTTATTATCGCGCTCATATCAGCAAGCGAGGCGGGTTAAAAATCATGATGCATTGCCCAATTTGTATGGAAGCAGCTCACGATCGTACGAGTCGCTATCTCAGCAAAGAAACTAAAGAGCGCTATCATTAGTGTCAAAACATTAATTGCGGATGCACATTTGTTACGCATGAAACGCTTGCACGCTTCATCATGACACCGGGCAAGGTTGACCCCGCCCCTCCGCATCCCACAAAAAAACATCAGCAACAACTGTGGTTTTGAGCCTGCTTCGGCAGGTTTTTTAATTTTGTGGATCTATAGATTGTCCACGGAAAAAGCTTTGCGTGGGCAATGGGTGGACACCGGCAATAAAAAAAGGGGTTAGCATTACGCTAACCCCTTGTTCTATAACACGCTTTGGATGTAGCGCGTGCGCTATCTTAGTTAAGACGCTCTTTAATACGAGCAGACTTACCGGTGCGCTCACGCAGGTAGTACAGTTTAGCTTTACGTACAGCACCACGACGTTTAACAGCAATGCTGTCAACTACCGGAGAGTG